CACAAACACCTACCAATAGAGGAGTGTAAGAATGGCAAAAACAAAAAGAGCAGAACAAGTAAGAGAACTATACAAGCTTTCGAACAATTGGACAAGGAGGCAGTGGGAATTCATAAACCAGAAGGGATATGATTTCTCTCATGATGAACAATTGACTACTGAAGAAAGGGATTCCTTGGAAGAGCAGGGAATGCCTACTTTTACAATTAATCGCATACTTCCAGTAGTTGAGATGCTTAATTTCTATGCTACAGCCAATAATCCTAGATGGCAGGCTATTGGTATAGAGGGTTCTGATGCTGATGTAGCGTCAGTGTTTGGGAATATGGCAGACTATATATGGAATCTGTCTGATGGCTCAACTTTATACTCTAATGCAATAAATGATGCTATATGCAAGAGTGTGGGATATATTCTTCTAACTGTAGATCCAGATCAAGATAATGGCATGGGAGAGGTTGTACTTCGGCAACCTGAACCTTTTGATATCTTTGTAGACCCTAAATCCAGAGATATGTTGCTAAGAGATGCAGCTTTTGTTCTTATTCGCAAAGTATTGCCTAAAAACCATCTGATTAAATTATTCCCTGATTATAAAAGAAAAATTAATGCTGCCTCTTCTGATGAAGCTCGTGAATATAGCTGGAGTGCTAGGTCATCTGGCAATAGTGAACAGGAGCTTTTTGCATATAATGATGATGAAAATGCTAGTGAAGCTATAAGTCCAGATGGTAGCCAGGATACTATGCTTGAATTTTTTGAGGTATATGAAAAACTGAAAATACCCCATATGAATGTATTTTATAGGATACCTCCAAATGAAGAGCAACTAGCTCAAATTAAACAGCAAGTTCAAGTAAAAATGAAGGAAATGCAGGCTGAAATGGAAGTTCAGTTGCTGGAACAGCAAAAGCAAATGGAAGAGGCTGTGCAGGCAGGCGAAATGCTTCCTGAGAGATATGAACTCGAGATGCAAAAGGCTCAAGAGATGATGGAGCAGCAATTACAAGCTGCAGAGCAAGAATATATGAGCCAACTCCAAAATGAAGCATCTAAGATCGAAAATCAGGTTATAAGCGAAAAAGAATACAAGATCTTAATGGAAGAGGAAGCTTTTGCTGAGAATGTAGTAGGGCAGATGAGATTTCATGCCCATAGGATAAAACAGACAACTATAGTTGGTGATAAGCTCTTATATGAAGAAATTCTTCCTGATAATATTACTGACTATCCTATAGTGCCATTTCATTACAAGTGGACTGGCACACCATTCCCTATGAGTGCTGTTTCACCACTTATTGGAAAACAGCGAGAATTAAATAAGTCACATCAGATTATGGTGCATAATGCATCTCTTGGTAGTTCATTGCGCTGGATGCATGAAGAAGGGTCTATTGATATGGATTATTGGGAAAAGTATTCATCTTCTCCTGGTGCCCTATTACCTATTAGGCCTGGTGCTACTCCTCCTACCGCAGTGCCTCCAGCGCCACTTTCTAATGCTTTCTTTACTATAGTACAAGAAGGCAAGACAGATATGGAGTATCTTGCTGGGATATATTCTTCCATGCAGGGAGATACCCAGGCTCAGCATGAAACATTCAGAGGCATGTTGGCATTAGATGAGTATGGTACTAGAAGAATAAAACAATGGATGCAGCATTCTATTGAACCAGCATTACGACAATTAGGAAGATTGGTTATGCAGTTTACCCAAGCAGTATATACAGCTAATAAGAGATTCAGGATTATTCAGCCTTCGGCAATACAGGAACAAAGGGAGACTGAAATCAATATACCTTTATATAATGATATGGGTGAGGCAATTGGTAAATCTATGGATTATGCATCTGCTAAGTTTGATGTTACTATAGTGGCTGGATCTACATTACCTGTCAATAGATGGGCATATCTTGAAGAATTAAAAGAACTTATGAAGCTAGGAGTGGTAGATGATTTAGCTGTTCTTGCCGAGACAGATCTTAGAAATAAAGAAGGCATAGCTAAGAGAAAGAGTATGTATGCTCAGATGCAGGGACAATTAGAACAGATGGACGAACAAGTCAAGGATCAAGCTGGAACTATTGAGACTTTAGAACGTCAGTTAGTTCAAGCTGGTATTAAAGGTAAGGTTATGCAGGGAGCCATGGAGCTTGAGAAAAATAAGCAGGATGTACGTGGATCCAGGCAGTCATCGCTTCTTGAAACTGAAGCTCAGCAGAAACTCTTGCGTAATGTAAGAAAAAATGATCTCGATGTCGCATCTGAAAAAATGGATATGGCAATTGAGCGTGCTGGAAATAACGTAAAAAAAGATTAAAAAACTTCTTGCATTTAGGCATTAAATGTTATATAAGTTTATAGACTCTTAAATAAGGAGATAATAATGACAGAAGAAACAACCCAAAGTAACCCAAGAACTGCACAAGATGCAGTATTTGGCTCCGAGGGAAACGACTTCTTTGAAGCGCTTGAAAATGACGTCAATGGCGCTATACAAGGTGACGTTGAACCCTCTGAGGTAACCCCTCCTCTACAAAGTGGCCCCGAACAGGTAACCCACGTCAAAAGCGAGGAAGGCTCCAAAAACGAGACACAGGTAGACTGGGAACAACGATATAAAGATTCAACAAGAGAAGCTCAGCGTTTACACAGTGAGATGTCTGAATTGAAGCCCTTTATTCCTGTTCTTGACGCGATGAAAAACGACAGTGGTCTTGTAGATCATGTTCGTAATTATCTGACAAATGGTGGCAAACCTTCTGCTACAATCCAGGATCAACTTGGATTAGGCGAAGATTTTGTCTTTGATGCTCATGAAGCTATGTCTGATGGAAAATCAGATTCAGCAAAACTAATGAATGCTCATGTGGACCGTATGGTCCAATCAAGAGTTGGTCAAATGATTGGTGATGAAAAGAAGCGAGCTGCTGAGACACAAGCCGATATTAATAGGCAAAGTGAGGAAAAGGCATTTCGTGACAGTCATCCTATGACTGACCAGGAGTATGAAGGCTTTGTTAATAATGCTAAGGAGCATATCTTAACCTTAGAAGATATACATTATCTTTTAAACAAGGATAGGACAGCTGCCAATACAGCAAATTCTACTAAAAAGGATATGCTGAATCAGATGAAAAATGTACGCAACATACCTACAAGTGCCAGTGGAGCAAACTCGCAAGGCTCTAAAGAGCAGAGCATGGAAGATAATGTCTTTAATGCTTTGAAGAGCGTTGACGGGGCTTTAGACAACCTGTTCGAGTAGGCACAACAAAAAGCTTAACAGCTTTTGCCTTCTCTGAACGTAAATAAGGAGACAGACAATGGCTGACGTATTATATGGGGGCAATACATACTCTGATTATGGTAGTATTGGTTCCTTTAGTGACGTTGATAGTCCTGGCTCAAGTGGCAGTGATCTGGATACTGGTGATCTTAGACGGAAGTTTAATTTCGGTGACAGAATATCTGAACTTGCCCTAGCTCAGGACCCGTTTTTCCGTTTTGTTTCTATGGCGGCTAAAAAGCCAACCGACGATCCTCAGTTTAAATTTACTGAGAAGCGTGGTTCTTGGAATAAACGGTATGCATATGTGATGGGATTTGTAGATAATGGTACAGATGTTTTTACAGATGCAGAACTAGACCAATCTAATACTAGTGGCGCAGTATCAGCAGCTGGTCAAAGTGTAGAAGTGTATATGGCTGGTGATTATAAATCAGCAGGTAATATACAGAATGTGTATGGACAATCAGGTGGAGCTTTTGATGTTGGTGCCGCTGGCACTGCACCAGTATTCTTTATTCCTGGACAACTGGTGAAGATTCCAGTATCCAGTACTGCTGGTGGTGGTGCAATGACAAACTATCATATCATAAAAGTTACTGCAGTGTCTGCTGAGCAAACTAAAGACAGCAAGACATGTGTCAAAGTTAGTGGAACAATTGTTAAAGATGGTGGCGATAATGAGCTCACATCTTTTCTGGGAAACAACTTTGAACCTGGTGATGGTGATGAGACTACGTATTCTGAGTCAATCTCAAGTGCTTTAGAATACAAAAGATCCTATGTAGTTGGCTCTACTTTTGATAAAGGTACTGGTTATCCAGAAACTTGGAAAGACCAGCCTTATTCAACTGGATATGGACAATGTCAGATCTTTAAG